TCTATGCACAAAATAAAGATTCTGGCCTGTTATAGCCGGAACTACTCCGGGCTGCTCATATTCAGTATACCTATATAAATTATAGGCATATGTAATTCCAGAAGGATTAGTATCAATAGTTCCAGCATTTACAAAATATCCCAGTAATCTAATGCTTGATGGAGTTACGCTACTTCCGCCACTGAATTCAACTTGCGGAGTGTATGTATATTCCGTCCCGCCTATATCTATATTAAGAAGACTATTCTGCGGAATTAAATCATCATGGGTTGTGACCTGTTCTGGATTATAGAATGTGGGCCACGCAGCGGAAGCAACAAGCCCAGTGTAAGCAAATGCTCCCACGGTACTTAAAAGCTTGTTATAAACATCTATCAATACTGAAGTAGATGTAAATCCTGCACTGTAATCCAAAACATAAAACGAATATATGTCATCTGGCACCAAACTGTAAACAGAGTAGAAGTTGGTTCCACCATCGTCTGTAATTTGAACATTTGTTTCAGGTGTTCCGACGCACATATTTGCAAGTGTGAATTGCGGTAATGCAGTACTTGTAAACTTTGCCAACACACATGCCCTGAAAATACCATCAGTAACAGTAAAAATTGTTTCGCTTGTTTGGGTGTTTACTAGCCTAAACAATTCATCAGATGAGGATGTTGTCGGCAAAGGATTTGTGCTGCTATTTTCCAAGTATAGTTCATCATTATTGATATATAAAATTTTATATGTATAAGAATTAAATTCTACCGTCCACGCTGCCGCAGAACCATCGTTTTGAATTGTTTTGATATTATAAAGAGCAATATTTTCAGAAGCAGTACTAAGAGAGAATTGACTTGCATCAATAACATCAAAATTGCTTCCTGATAAGTAGTTGAGAATTTCAAATGTAAAATTAGATCCTGTAATTACAGGGCCAAATGAAACAGCTGCTGGACTAGTCATGACCAAGGCAAAAGGTTCAACAGAATTAATTATGTTTGGATATAATCCAGCATACGGACCATCCAAAATTTGAATTAAACAGCTGCTCGTGTCAATTGCCAAAGATTGAAAATTATTGGTATTTAAATAAGGCTCTATAACAAGATTTTCATTGTACAAAGTTAAATTTCCTGCCTGCTCAAGTGCGGGAGCCGGTGCCAAGTCTGATCGCAAAACAGTAACTAAACCATTTGCCTGTTGATATGGGCTTGTGAAATCATGTATCATTCCATTTCTTCTGAAAGCATATTGTGCGTCTCCCGCTATGCAATATTCGTTTATATTAAATCTGATTAAAACCTCTATAGTTTCTACGGGAGGCATGACGAAATCAGAAACGTATCCCGAATAAGAGATGCTATGTAAAACTGCATGAAATGGCGTATAGTCCGTAAGAATTCCAAAAACTTCTGTTAAACGAAAATCTGTTAAGTCTTGTATTACTAGATTTATCGAGTAATATGCGCTTATTCCGCCAGAACATGGCTCTATGAATTCCGCACCAATATCTTCTGGGTTTGTGCTGTCTCTTAAAGAACCATTGTATTCATCCATGTTATAAACATTTTCACTATATGGAAATACGGTTCTAACTTTTCCAAAAACAACTGGATCTGCATACGGATTTAACACAGGAATAAATACACGAAAAAGCGGATCACTCGCTGCTATCAATCTTACATTCCAATTTTTTGGCGGCATAGTTGGAGTAATTGTAAAGAATGGCCTTAGATCCATTAAAGGTAATATGTCACGCCAATATTCATACAAAGCAATTTGCGAAGAGTTTAATGGTTGTGTTACATAAGTAATTTTTATTATGTCTCCAAGAGCTAAATTTTGGGACGATGAATCCCAAGTCATCACGGTTTGGCCATCGATATTTTGGCTAAAACTTACAAATGACATATTTTTACTAACAAATTCTGCAGTGTTTACTTTTGCCAATTGCAATTCAAATAAACTAAGAAATTCTGAGGCCAAATCGTTATTTGTATATTGATCCAATATAAAGTCATAGCTACCAGCAAAAGTAAATGTTTGAGTAAAAACTTCAGGAAAAGTTATTTGCCAATACTGAAAATAATCTGCCAAATACATGCCCGCTTGTTCAAAAGCTTGAGCTAAAGCTTCTAGGGTGCCTTTTTTCTTAAATTGTGGCACGGCAGTAATAATTTGGCCTCGCCAACGGGTGGTGTCAGTACTTCGTAAATTAAGTCCAAATAAAGCTGCAAGTTGACCAAGATAAGGTTCAGGCGTTACATTTGCGTTTAAAATATCAATAAGTCTGCTAGCCTGATTGTCTTGCAGGGTAAAGCAAGATGCTACTGATTTATTTAATGCTTCTAAAGTGAATACACTAAAGTCTTGTTTGGCGTAATTTTGCTCATACATTTTTGGCATGTAGGCATTTGTAAGGACAAAGTATTTTTCAGGAGGGCAGGCGTGAGTTGGTACTGCCACTTCGTTTTTGATATCAGCTGCAACATAAAAACTTAAATATTTTGTATAAGTTTCTGTTTTGTACGACGATACTCGCATCGTGTAAGAATAGCAGATGTAATAATCGCCATCCTTTATGATTCCCGGTTCCCATATAAAAGCAAAATGACCATTTGGCAATTCAGGATCATCAACTTTTTGTATTATTGATCCGGAATTGTCTTGACCAGAGACCCATATGGGAGGCGTCCCAAAACTACAAGTTACTCCTTGGCAAAAAACATTTACGGCTTCTGTATAATAAGTTATTGATCCTAGCTGCGCTGGCAAAATGGTGCTGGCACGCAATAAGGAGTCTACGTAATTTTTTCTAGCTTCCAAAGCTTGCTTGAGAATATCTCCTTCAGCCACACAGTACTCTTGAGTGGCCACGTAACTATCTCTTTGCAATATAGGAGCTTCTTGTGTTTCTGGAGTAACAAAATCCTTAACATTTGCCAAACTTCTTGATATGAAAAATATCTTTATAGAATCAAAAGTTTCTGGGTCCTGTGTGAAACAGCCGTTGCCCATGGGCGTATATAGATCAAAAAGTATCTTATCAGTTACTTTCGGGTCGTTAGTATAATTTACAATTGGCATGCAACACCATTACTCATAAATAAAGTTAACACTAATTATATCCTGCCTTATTATTTCGTTAAAATTAACAAGAACCTCTGTAGCACTACTCTGGACAGTTTGATCCACCACGAATCTTATGTCATATTTGTAAGGCTGCTGAATATTTGATAATGCCTTCAAAACATCCAAAGCCCGGAGTGGTTTTCCATATTCCCAATTTTGTAAATTAAAGAAAATTAAAAGGTTTCTATCAATGGCCGCTCTAATATCTTCTTCAAATGGTTCGTTTTGCACAGAAACAAAAACGTCCAAATTTATAGAAACATATACAATCGTTCCATCTTGTATGCTAAGATAATCAGTCATCATTTTTTTGGTTTCTAAATAATTTTGCAATTCAATTTTAAATTGGGATGATGGAGCTATTAAACCATCTGTTCCATCTTTAACAAGCACATAAATTACAACTATGTTAGCCGAACAGCCAGAGTGACGGAGCGTAGCAACTGCTTTTCCTGTTTGCCCGTTATATGGGGTTACGAAATTATCAGTAAGGTTTTTATAATCGCTTCCTGTTACAGCTCTATTTTGGCTATTGGCATACGCAGGCAATTTTCTTCTTATATCCTCGACGCTATCTCCATCGTAACCGCCAATACCACGAGTATAATTGGAGAAATTTACTGGTAAACTGTATCCTTTACCTTCTATAGGTATAAGAATATCATTGCTAACATAGTTACTGACGATATTTCCAACGGTTCCTCCTCCTATCCTATATGTTACCTCTATTGGGGCACCTATGGGAGGCAAGAAACCAGCTTTATTATTTCCGAACATAACGTAGACTTGATATTGGCTAGTATATTCGATCCTGTATTCTGGCAACGGCTCGCTTTCGGTGAAATATTCAACTTGCTTCCATTTTTGACCATTTACGTAAACTCTTATACTATCAAGCAATACCGGAATGAATTGAAGTATCAAAGTTTGATTCATTTCGCCAGTGCCAACAAACCCTTGATTATACGTTGTACCTTCAAGCCCGACTATGTTTGTGTTAGTTAGATTGCCAGCTTGCATAATAATTGGCTGGTCAAAAATGGGCCTGTCATATTGATCCGCTGGAAACAATTCAATTACTAATGGGACACCATTATTTACAATGTCGATTGGAAGAGGGGCGGGTATGATAACGTTAGTATCTTGAGGAGTAGATATACGTGCTGTCCATAAACTTTTGCTAGCGATAGGAGGAACTGGTTTATAACCAACTAATTGGGCCAACCTGAAAGCACTGTCTAATTCCGTAACTGTATTTATGAAAAGTTCATTCGCTACCTGATCAATTTTAAAACTTAAAGTATCACCAATAAAAGCCCAGTTTTCTATTAGCATGATAGCAAGACTGGATTCTATAAAATCTGTAAATTCATTGCCAAAATTATCTCTACAAAAAGCGACGAGTCTATTTTTTAAGCTCCAAAAGTCTTGGTTGGTGTAATTCAAACTTACTGGTGATGGGCGATTTGCACCAGCAGCTATTTTATAAGGGGTCACTTCAAAAGGACACAATTCAGCCATGTCATTCTCCCAAAGGTATCTCTAGTACTAACTGATCTACTGCTTGCAATTTTTCTGGCAAAGCAAACTTTATATTCACGTAAAAACTGTTGCTGTCTGTGTTTGTTAAAATAGCTGCATCGCCAGTATTTCCTTGAGGATCAACTATGTCTATAGCCAACACCACAACTCTTGGCTCCCAAAGATTTATTGCCGCAATAATAACATTTCTTACTCTTTGGGCAAAAAGAGGATTGCTTTGTTCAAAAAGGAGCGCCCTTAAAGGGGTTCCGTAATCTGGAAGCATTACTCTTTCGCCGGGATTTGTAAGTAAAAGCTGCATCAAGTCAGCTTTCACTGCTTCGGTACCATAAACTGTTGGTAACAAACCCCTTGGCGTTTTGACTATAGGATATTGACATCCTAAAATATCCATGTTTCTCCCCAAAAATACAAATTATTATAGTAAAATACTATTATTTGTATATAGTCACACCAATCATATTACCTTAACCATTGTCAATTAATGTATCTAAGGCTTCTTTTACTTCCTGTCTTTGGTTTGGCTCTGTAAATGCAGCAAACGGTATAAAATTCAAAATATTAGCAACAGGTGCCTCAGGGCTAGCACTAGCAAACATTCTGTCGCTTAATACTACGGCTCCTCTATTGCCGTCAAAAACTAGCACAGGGCAAACATTTGGAACTTTTTCTCTTGGAGGAATCTCGGCTCCAGCTGCTCTGGCTTCTTCTTCGGCTTTCAGTACTTCCGGATCAACTTCTTGCTCGTAATCTTGCCCTGCCAAAACCAAAGACTGAGTTTTAGCTATGCTGACAATAAGATTCGACCCAATATATTTTGTTTGGTTAGTAATTTCATAATTTCCATTTTTTACAACGCTTACACGATTTCCTACGCTGTTATCATCGTCGGGTATGCCAATTACCTCACTATAGCCTCCATAAGTGTCAATTCTGTAATCGCCGCCTGCTCTTAAATAAACAAAACCATTTTGCTGCTCACTTACCTGCATTCTAAATATATGGTCGCCAGCATTTTTCCCATTTTCAATTTGCGGTGCAGACAATTCCATAAATTTATCATCGGTTGCCTTGGTCTGGCTGCTGCCATCAAACATAGTTAAAGCAAAACCATAACCGCTACGCATTTTTACATAAGCATTTTTTGCATTTGGCTCTGGAGCAGGTCCGCCTATTTCCTTTCTGCATGGTATTTCTCTGTCATTTTGGTTATCGCTTAAGGTAATCCTGTGGCCGGATGTGCTTAAAATATCAATTCCCTGCGTCTCACTGGCCAAACTGGGACAACTAGGTCCTTCGCACGAATCAGATAGAAAAATTTGATTACCAAGTGCCGAGAGCAGCTTAATTCCGTTGCTGGGGCCTCTAGTCTGGCTGGCTCCTCCCATAAGTTCCGAATCATCCAATGTAATACTGTGGCCCGTAGCACTCTTCCAATATGTTCTGCCTAAGTATTTATTTGTACATCCAAAACTAAAAGGCCTTGTGCTTCTCTCCCAGTCCATGGATCCCTCAGGTTTCTCAACAGAGTCGTCCATTACAAATGAATGGCCGCTTATGCTTAAAAATTGGATTCCTGTTTGGGGCAAATCACAACTATTATTCTGCGGCGTTTGTGGGCCTTTGTATGGCCGGCATTCGCTTTGCTGCTTGAAAAAAGGATTTGCTCCAACCTGTGTATCTTTGCCCGGATAATCCGGACTTCCACCTATCACATTAGCATCGCAAGACGTTCCTTCTAACGGCGGTATTTGTAAGCCTTGCAAGCTGAAATCAAATTGTGCATCAGGATTGATAGGCGGTCCTGTAAAAATACTCACAGGCTGTGGATTTGTAACTAGATTGCCATTTGCATCTATAGTGACTTGCGCAGGCGGATTTGGAGAGTCTGGAATGCAACTGGTGTCGCCTTCTTTGGCACCGCAAACTGGATGAGCCCATTGGCCGCAATAATGCATGTGATCATCTTTAAAAATCATCCAATTTCCACACCCGGACATAATCTCCAAGCGTTTCCATTTTCTATTACATTTTCCATCTCCATCCACCATCTTGAACATATGTTTTTGTGGAGTTTTGAAGCCATATATATTTGGAAATGTCATTTTTTGCAAAAGGTACGGGCTGTTATTTACATCATTAATTGATGTTATGTCATAGCCGTTGTAACTTTCAGTATTCCACGGAGGCAAAAGTTGCGTACCATCATTCGGCCCACACAAATACCCATTTCTTCTGCCTTGATAAAGAAATTCGTACTCCACCATCGGAACACTGTAAAAACTGCCTTGAATAGCATCGCCATTAAGTCGTGTCCACGTGGTGCCCAAGTAATATGGACATCTCCTATTGCCGCCTTCAAATACTAAGGCAACAGTCGAGCCAGCAGGAGGCACCCAATTAGCACCACAATCATCGATACCGCCAAACGAAGAAATAGGATAGGCAAAAGGCAACGTTGCTATAGGAACATCCACACGATGAAATAAAGGACAAAAATAACGAATTCGATTTTGCTTGTAAATGTCCAAAGTGTCTACACAATAACCTAAATAAATACCATAACTACCTTCGTAGTCCGGAACTTCTTGCTCTTTTTCAATCTCCAAATAGTTAACAAGATCGTTAAAATCTCTCCTCATCTGTACAAGGTCTTCTTGTTGCTCCTTAATTTTCTCCAATAATCCAGCAACTATTGTACTTCGCCTTTTAGCCATTTTTTCTCCTAATTTCTTGTCTTTGCTTTTGGTTTTGCTTGATCAGGCACAGCAAATACTTTCAATGTTGTTACGTATGTTCCATCTTCTTTGATAGCATGGCTCACACCTGTAATCTGATAATCTAGGCGGCTAAACACAGGATTTACCGGAGGATTTGACAGCCAATCATCGGCATAATAATATCTCTCCTTGGATGCTACGCCGGGACTGTTAATATAAATAATCCCTACTTGGAGCCCTTGACACTTTGTCACACTTACGTATTCAGGATCTCCTTGAATAGTTAAATCACCTTGAATTAAAGAAGTTTGTATTCTTCCGGCATTTGCAAGCATTTGCGCAGATATTCCTTTTACTTCTTCGTCTGCAGCAGTACTGGGAAATCTAAAATTAGTATTGCTGCTGGGAATGGCAGCGTTCGTTGCTATACCCTCCTGGTTTTCTGGCAAATCGCCATTCAATTTTCTACAGGGATTTTTACCGGCAAAAGACACCATCTTGCTACTAGTTGCACCACCAGAAGATCCGCCTTGGCCTCTGGCCTGCGTACTATACTGAACTGTAGGCTTGAAATCTATTACCGGGCTGCAATCTCCCGCATTCACTAAGTATATTTTTCTAGGACCGCTTTTTTTGCCGGGGCAATACGCACCATTTGGAACAGAACAGATGTCGGCAGGCGCTTCCATCACGATTAGATTTGGCGCATCTATTATTGGATCGGTGTAGAGGGTAACCCCAAGATCCCTGTCTGTGGATATGCTATTTAGCCAGTTTCGCACAGCACTTACACATGGCAATCTATTAGGGTCCCAAACATTTTTTGGTCCATTTGCGCCGCCTTCGCTATTCTTGAATTTTATTTCCGAATAAACCCCCGGCGTGTCTTCTCTTATAAAATAGGTCTGTCCACTGACATTTTCTGTGCCACACCCGTCATTGACAGCTTGAGCAGCCGCATCTTTTAATGACATTAACCCATTTGAACTTCCATATGCTTTAGCCAAAAGCTTTCTAGAGGATCGTCTGTCCAGCAAACTAGACAAGCTAACCTTGTAAACCCACCCAGCACCGTCACTACTAACATCTATTTTGTTTACAACAAATCCCAACCAATTTTGTTGATTTATATTTCCGCCAGCATTTAATCCGGGAGGAGTTTGATTCACAGGAGGACTGTATCCTCCCCGTCTAAATGCTTTGTATTGATCTTCTATGAATCCGCTAGTTCCTCGCATCTTGGGCTGATTGTCTATGCTTTGAAAAATGTATCCAAAGTCAACTAGAATGTTATTTGTTTTCGATTTACAAGAGTCTTCGTACAAAGCTGTCAAGAAAATACTTAAATCATTTCCGGTAGAATCATATATTGTAAAATCTCCTTTAGCATCATTTTCGCCGCCAAAATTGAACTCCTTTATATATACTCCGTTGTTGTACCACGGCGATGACTTGTTGCCTACTCTTATATATTTGGGTTGCCCAGCTCCAGTTTTTACTACCATTATTATGTTTACAAAACCGCTTCTAGTAGCGTTAGTTTGCCCGCCAATATTAGGTGTTGCTATTGTTCCACATGCGAATTGCCTAGCTGGACCCGGCAAAAGACAATCATTAATTGGATGTTTTGCCATAAAAACTCCTAGAATTGTGAAATAGTAAATGGTATTCTTATATTTAATCCGGTCTTAAATTGATATACGTCATTTATGTTATTGGCTTGTAGTATAAGCCACCAATAGTCAGATGTTCCATAACTTTTGTATGAGACCAAATCTGGTCGATATTCATAACCAGCTGTTATAACCATAAATTTGTCTTGCTCATTTTCAGGCACAGGCTGCCTTTTATAAATATTAAAAGTTATCTTCTTTTGCTGGCCATAATACACTACCGCACTACCCAGATATCTGCTAGTAGAACTTACGTACTCGTTAGGCGTTAATGTGTCTGCAAATTCAAAATAATTAGCCATTTTTACCTCTACCTATATAATAGAGGAATAAAATATTAATTTCCAAAAGTTGCTACTCTATCTTGCCCCGGTAAATATAAAGAGTCATATACGGTTTCGAATGTGCAATCTACATCCATTTTGTAAGGAATAGAACCTAGATTTTTGCCGCCAACAACTTGTGGTTCACTCCATTGAACATCGACTGGGAACTTAACGTTGTAACTTTTTAATACAACGGCCAACGGAAAATCTCCCAAAACTGCACCACATTTGATCTGCAAAATTAGCGGAGGCACGAAAGGCAAAAAACTATTTTCAGTATTTCGTGGATAAGTGCAAGATTCTATGGCCCTTAGAAAATTCAAATTGCTTAAAAGTCTTCCGGGAAAGTCTGCGTATAAATGTATGGTCCAGTTTATAGTTCTTGGTCCACCATACGAAAAATTGTAGGTTGGCAAAGATCTTCCAATGCCATTTTGCGTTGCATATTGAGCGTCGTGCGCATCGCCTATATCTGGCATAATATACATGTAAAAATAAGCCCCGCCGATCTGAAT